AATTGGGAATGGATTTTGTATCTCAATGGAAAGTTTAAAAAAGATCAACTTTCAAATGAAATTCTCAACGATGAAAAAGTAAAAATTTATACCAACTATGATGGCAATACAAATATTGGATATGTAAAGAATAAAGCATTTTCTCTAGGAACTGGTGACGTTCTTGTTGAAGTAGATCACGATGATATTCTTACGCCAGAATGTTTAGAAAATCTTGCAGAAGCATTTGAAAACAATCCCGACTGTGGATTTGTCTATAGTGATAATGCAACTTATCATATGGAGAGTAAGTTTATCCCATACAATCCCCTTTTTGGATGGACATATAAGGACTTTGATTGGAATGGAAAGCAACTGATTGCAATGAATTCTTTTGATCCATCCAGTCACGCACTATCATACATTTGGTATGCTCCAGATCACGTTCGTGCCTGGAGAAAAAACATTTATGATGAAATTGGAGGACATAATGTAGAACTTTCTATGTGCGATGACCACGAACTGATGATAAGAACTTATCTAGTTACAAAGTTTTATCACATTCCCAAAGTTCTTTATATTTACAGAATTACTGGTGATAATAGTTTTCTTGAGAGAAATGAAGCAATTCAAATCAAAACAAAAGAACTTCATAATCAATATGCACAACTTCTTGCAGAAAGAGATGCTGATTTGAATGGATTATTGAAGATTGATATCGGAGGCGGACTTTTTCCAAGAGAAGGTTATACGACGATTGATCAAGAAGGTGGTCATATTACCTGCGATCTAAATGATGGTATTCCTCTAGAAGATAACAGTGTTGGTGTCATCAATGCTTCGCACGTTATTGAACACCTAAAAGATCCAATCAAGACGATGAAAGAGATTCATCGAGTTCTTGCGCACGGAGGTTGGGCATTTATTGAGGTTCCTTCTACTGATGGTAGAGGAGCGTGGCAAGATCCAACTCATGTATCATTCTGGAATGAGAATTCTTTTTGGTATTATACCAAACAATCTCATGCGCAGTTTATTCGTAATAAAGATATCAAGTTCTCATGTCTAAGACTAGAAACCAACTGGTGGGATCATAATATCGCAGTTGTCAATACTCATCTTGTTGCAGTGAAGGATGGTGTGAGATATCCAGGTCCTATTGAGATGTAACTTGACATGAATAGTTGATTGTGTTTATAATCTGCCTTGTCAAGGTTGAAAGTTAATTTAATTATAAATAAGTTATAGTTAAGCCGAGTGGAGACACGAAGATGGCATCAAGGAAACTCTTTCTTATTGCTGGAGGGTGATAAGTGGCAATTCAGATAAGTAGCAACACTGTTATTGATAACAGTAGAAATTTAACTTGTATTGCTACTGCTTGCGCTGATTCCGCAGGTGGAAATTGGATAGCAACTCAAGCAGAAGCAGAAGCAGGTTCAGATAATACTCAACTTATGACCCCATTAAGGGTTTCACAAGCAATTACGAAGTTAGCAGGTATGAAAGACGCAGACATTAACTGGTCAGCATGTAATGTAGGATGTTCCGTAAGAGGTGGTGGTAATGTAATCAGAAAAACGGGTGGAGTTATCTGGATTGTAGCGCCATCAACAGCAGAAGCATCTTCTACATGGCCTATGGGTTATTGTAATGGAAATTCTGGATCAACACCAAACCAAGCACAAAGAATCACTGGTCGTTCTGGATGGTTTATTCCAGATTTAGGTATGCTTCAATGTGCTTATGCTTGTAGATCTTATTGGGATACTTATTCCTCGGGCTGCTACTGGAGTTCTGCTGAGTTCACTACCAGCCATGCGTTCGCTGTGTACTTTGGTAATGGCTGCACGAGCTGCAACATTAAGTGCTTCAGCAGCTGTGTTCGTCCGTTTCGGGTCGTGTGCTATTGAACTTTGTACTTTGTTTTTTGTATTTTGTAACGAGATTTTTTATGGTAGAAGAACTGAAAATATATAAAGATACAAGTGAATTAGTTAAAAGAGTTTTTATAATAGTTAAAAATTTCCCTAGAGATTATAAGTATACTATTGGATCTAGAATTCAAAATACTGCATTAGATTGTGTTGAGTTGATTTATAAAGCATCTAGACATAAGCAAAAAGAGAAAGACTTAGATGAGTTAGTATCTTCTTTAGATTTTTTATCTTATTTAATTAGAATTTCTAAAGACATGAATATTGTGACAGAAAAACAATATTCTCTTTATATTGAAAGAAGTATTCCATGCGTAAAACAAGCATCAGGATGGTTGAGGTCTGCTAAATAGTTGAGTCATTCATAATGAGCAGAATATTATTTCGTCAAGAAATAGTAGTGTACTCAACTCACGCGATTTTCATACCTTAATAGGGTAAAGGTTTTAAATATATTTTTAAAACACTTTCTTCTAAAGAGAAACTTGTGAATGAAAATCAAATTTGTTGTTCCTCGAACAACTACTGGAGTTCTACTGAGAACAATACCAACAATGCGTACAATGTGAACTTTAATAATGGCAACACGAACAACAACAATAAGAACAACAACAACTGTGTTCGTCCGTTTCGGGAGTGAGAAGTTATGAATGACATCACATTTGAAGAAGTTGTAACAGCATATTACGACTGCAGAAGAAATAAAAGAAATACATCACAACAATTAGAATTTGAGTTTCATCTAGAACAAAATCTTTGGAAACTCTATGAAGAATTAAATCAAGAAATTTTTACTCCAGAAGCACATAATTTTTTTATTATAACTTACCCCAAACCAAGAGAAGTTTGGTGCTCAAATTTTAGAGATAGAATAGTTCACCACTTAATTTATAATAGAACAAATTATATTGAGAATGACTATATTGATAGCACTTTTGCATGTTTAAGAGGAAAAGGAACTTTAAGGTGTGCTCAAAAAGTACAAAAAACGATGAGAAATTTGTGGAAAGAAAAAGATGACTACAGATTTCTTCATGTAGATATTGCAAATTTTTTTGTTTCAATTGATAGAGAAATTATCAAAAAACAACTATATCCAAAAATTGAAAATAAAACTACTATCAAACTTATAGAAATATTTTTAAATCAAGTTCCAACAGAAAATTATTACTATACTGGAGATCCAAAATTAAGAGAGTTGATTCCAGATAGAAAATCACTATTTGGGAAGTCTACTGGTCTTACTATTGGAAACTTAACATCTCAAATTTTTGCCAATCATTACTTAAATGAATTTGATTGGTATTGTAAAGAAAATATATCTCAACATTATTTTAGATATATGGATGATTTACTATTTTTTATACTTAAAGATCAAAAAATATATCAAATTATTGATGATATTAATGATTATTTGGCAACTTTAAATATGACTTTAAATTCGTCAAAAACAAAACATAATAAACTTGAGCATGGTGTAAATTTTGTTGGATACTTTATTAGACCATTCTGCAAATATGTAAGAAATTCAACTAAACAAAGAGCAAAATTGGCAACAAACTGGAAATCAATTAATTCTTATTATGGACTCATGAGACAAGCAAACTGTTACAATTTGAGAAAAAAGATTGCTATTCAAAACAATCTAAATATGATAAACTATGAAAAGATGAATCAATTACCATGAATTTGACTACAGTTTTCTCTACACCAATTTGGCAAACAGAATATCCACATTTTGAAGAAAATAAGGCACAGTTCACTCAAGCAATAAGAGACTTAAAAGAAAAATATCCAGAAGGAGTTAAGAAATCAAATCTTTTTGGGTATCATTCTCATGAAAGAATTCATGAGGAAGATTCAAGAATTCACCCACTTCTTCATTATGTTGGAGAGATGGCAGTTAAGGCAGCAGAAGATCTTGGTTTTATTTCAGTTGATGTTGCACTGACTTCTGTGTGGTTTAATATCAGTGACAGTAGACAATGCATGAATGCAGAACATACGCATGGAGATACATTTTCTGGAGTATTTTATCTCAAAGCACCAGAAGGTAGTGGTAAATTAGTTCTACAGAATACAGGAATCAATAGATTGTGGCAAGGACTTTCTTTGGTTGAAAGAAAAAATCAATTTACTGGAGAAAAAATTAGCATTGCTCCAGTAGAAGGAAGTATTGTTATGTTTCCATCATATCTTCCTCATTGGGTAGAACCTAATGATCATGATGATGAAAGAATTTCAATTGCTTTTAATGCAATTTGTCTTCCTGAAGGTTCACTTGGTGTTCCACAACAAAATGCAGAATAAAGAATACTATTTTATTTCCGGTCTTCCAAGATCTGGTTCTACATTACTTTCTGGAATACTCAAACAAAATCCAGAGTTTTATGCTGATATTACTTCACCAGTATCAGGAGTAGTTCAAAATACAATTAATGGAATTAGTGGAAGTGAAAATAATTTAAATGTGGATGAAGAAAGAAGAAAATCAATACTTCAAGGAATTTTTGATGGGTATTATTCATTCACAGAAACTCCAGTAATCTTTGACACATCAAGAGCATGGACTGGAAATACTCCATTACTTAAAGCACTTTTTCCCTACACTAAAATTCTTTGTTGTGTAAGAGATATTGGATGGATTTTAGATTCCTTTGAAAGAATTTCTGCAAAAAATCCATTTCATACAAATACACTAATTCCACAAGAACATAATGCAAATGTGTTCTCAAGATGTGATGCAATGATGAGTAAAGAAGGTGGAATAGTAATGAGTGTATGGGCACTACTCCATGAAGGATATGCAATGAATCCTGATATGATTAAGTTAATTGAATACAAGGACTTGTGCAAATATCCAGAAAAAACTATGAAATCAATTTATGAGTTTATTAATAAACCATACTACAATCACGACTTTGATAATGTAGAATACTCAAATGAAAATTTTGATTTATCTTGCAATCTTAAAGACCTACATACAGTAAAAAGAAAAGTAGAGTGGATTGAAAGAAGATCTATTTTACCTCAAGATGTTTGGGAAAAGTATTCTAGTATGGAATTCTGGAGACAAACAAATAAGAAATCAACATTAGATTATAACTGATATGAACATTTTAGGACTTTATGGTGGATTTAACTGGAATCCAAATAAATCTGCAGACAAAGATAACCTTGCAACTTGGACTCATGATGCAGGTGTAACATTAATTTCTCATGGAAATCATGTTACTAGTATTTCGGAGGAAAGACTAACCAGAATCAAATATGATGGAAATTTTCCACAAAATTCAATAGATTATTGCCTATCTGCTGGCAATCTTTCTTATGAAGATATTGATTTAGTTTGTGTTCCTTCAATGTGCTTAACTATTTGGTATAAGCAATATTATGAAGGAACTATACATGATAAATTAAATTCAATGTTTCCTGATGCAAAAATTAAATTTGTCTCCCATCATTTAAGTCATGCAGCATCTGCAGTATTCTCTTCTAATTTTAATGAAGGTTCTTTTTTAGTTCTTGATGGTGCTGGTTCACTTTTGTATGCTCATAACTACCAAGATGTAAAACATGTTGAGACTAATTCAATAGGATATTTTAATAAAGAAAAAGGAATTTTTAGATTTTTTCCAGGTCTTCCAAATGTCAATGAATTTGGTTCTTATTATCACTCACTATCTCATAAAATCTACTGTGAAAAAATACAAAAACAAATAAGTGGTTATGATGAAAAATATAGAGAATCTTGGGATGGCAAAATCATGGGTCTTTCTGCCTATGGAAGTCATTTAAAATTCACAGAAGAACTTAAAGATTATCAACTTTCAAAAGATCTTGCTTATGAAGATTTGCCCTATGTAACTTTTGATGGTAGACCTTATAAGGAAAATCATACTTTTAAAAATGCCGATGAAAAGGCATACATTCTTCAAAAAAACTTTGAGTGTGCTTTGTTGGATTATGTAACTGAACTTAAAGAAAAGTCCTATCTTGATGATTATGTTTGCCTTGCTGGTGGTTCATTCCTAAATGTTCTTGGAAATAGTGTTCTAAAACAAAGTGGATTATTCAAAGATATTCATGTTCCGCCATATCCTAATGATGTAGGACTTCATTTTGGTGCTGCTTGTTTTGGTGCATTTCAAAATAAAGAAGAAATTAATTTACCAAATAATATTGCACTTCTTGGAAAGGAATATTCCCAAGATATTATTGAACAAGAACTTCAAAAGTTTGAATTAAATTATAAAAAATATGAGAACTTTGAAGAACTTTGCGAATTTACGGCACAAGAACTCAACAAAAACAAAATCATTGGTTGGTTCCAAAATAGAAGTGAATTTGGTCCAAGAGCATTAGGTTCTAGATCACTTCTTATGCATCCAGGTCCAGCAAAAAATAAGGACATTATGAACTCCAGAGTAAAGCATAGAGAATACTGGAGACCTTTTGCTGGAATTGTTCTTGAAGAACACCTTAATGATTATTTTGAAGAAAACTTTTGTTCTCCTTATATGCTTTACTCTCTTACAGTAAAGGAAGAAAAGAGAGATGAGATTGCTGCAATTACTCATGTAGATAATACTTGCAGAATTCAAACAGTCACTCAAGAACTTCAACCAGAAGTCACTACACTGATTCAAAAATTCAAAGAGGTGTCTGGAATTCCTGTGATTCTTAATACTTCATTTAATGACAATGGAGAACCTATTGTAGAGACACCAGAAGATGCCATAAGAGCATTTAATAATCTTGATATTGATTATTTGGTCATTGGAAATTATATTGTTAAAAAAAGTGAGATTGCTTACTCATGAAACCAATACATGTATTTTTAAGGCATTGCTATTATTCCAAACTCCAAGAACTTCCAACAAGAAACAGACCAGTTTGGTTTAATAAAGAAAAAATATTTGAAAATTTTAAGAATACCATAGACCTTGAACTTGCTGATTATACCATTGTCTATGATGAACACTTTGGACCTATTGAAGATACTTTCCTAAAAGATGAAAAGAATGTAGAAATCATCAATTGCGGAAAAGAAACTACAAGTTTTCTAAAAACTTTAGATATTGTCCAATCTAAAAATTTTCAAGACAATAAAATCATTTATTTTCTTGAAGATGATTATTTACATAGACCAAATTGGTGTAGTGTAATTCTTGAAGGATTAAATGTTAAACAATTCGATATCAGTTATATTAGTTTAACTGACTTTGATTTTCTTTACGGATTTGAGGATTATAATAAACTTATGCACACTAAAACCACTCATTGGAAGTCTTCTAGTGGAACAACAAATACTTTTGCAACTAAATATAGGACTCTAAAGGAAGATTTGGATATTCATAAGCATTATTCATTGAATCCTTGGATTCCAGAATTGGATGGACAAAAAATGCCTGAACATGAGTTTTCAATTGATTTTGATAAGTTTGTTCAATTATTGGCAGAAAGAGATAGATTATTAATTTCTCCCATTCCTGGATATGCAACTCATTGTCAATATGGTAAAGAAATTGCAGATCATTTATCTCCGTGTATCAAGTGGGAAGACTACCTAAATATTCCCAAATCAAAGAATGTTTTGTTATACTCATGAGCACTATAATTACTATTGATGGTGGAGTTGGAAGAGCAGTAGCAGCAATACCAGCACTTCTAAAGTATCATAAGAACCATCCAAATGAAGAGTGGTATGTAATGGTCCATGGTTGGGACTTTATGTTCTGGGGGTTTCCAGAACTCCAAGAAAGAACATTTAATCCCAATGACAAATCAATCTTTAAGGGTTATTTTTGGAATGCAACTAAAATAATCAAACCAGAACCTTATAGTGTTCCTGCATACTATAGAAATGAAATATCATTGAGAGAAGCATTTGATATTGAAATTAATGGTTCCACTGATAAAGATTTACCAGAGATGCAATTAAAACTCTCTATGACTGAAATTAGAAATGGTCATAGGGTCATTGCAGAAGCAAAAAATTACCAAAAGAAAAATAAAACCATAGTCATTCAACCTTATGGAAGTACTGCACTGATGTGTCCATTGGAAATCTTTGATGATAGTTTGAGATCCATTCCTCAAAAAATGTATCTTACTTTAGTTAATAAACTCTCAAAAGATTATAATATTATCTACATGGGAGCAAAGGAGTTTCATGATGGAAAAACATATAAACCAGATCCAGATCCATCTTTAAGAGATTGGGCAGGTGTTATTAAAGTAGCAGATTACTTTATTGGTTGTGATAGTTGTGGTCAGCATTTTGCAAAAGCAGTTGGTCAAAATGCTTCTGTAATGGTTGCAGGAACTCATAAGACTAATGTAACATATCCAGATACATTTCATATTATTGAAAGAGATTGTGAGTTTCATCCAGATGCCATGAGAATTTCACAAATCCAAGCACAACTTTCTTCAAGATTAAATGAGGAAAGAATTATGTTTACTGATGAAGAAATTGAAAGTGCTTATCAAACTATTATTCAAAAAATTGAAGGAAATAAAAAGATAAAAGAAAAGACAGAACCAAGTATAAAATTAAATCAAGAAAATCTACTATATAACTGATTATGAATATTCTATCAATAAATTATGGTCTTCATGATGCTTCTGCTTGTATTTTAAAAGATGGTGAAGTTGCTGTTTATTTTAAAGAAGAAAGATTAAGTAGATCAAAAAGAGATACAGACCCTGTATTGTCTATTATTGATTGTATTAAAAACTTCAAAGAAAAGATTGATTATGCTCTTGTTATTTCATATCCAAATGCAAAAAAATATGCAAAATTGACCAATAAGTTATCAAATACGACAATTGAAAATCTAGTTGAGTTTAGTTACAATCATCATTTGTGTCATGCAAGTCTTGCATTTTATAATAGTGGATTTGAAAAATCTATTGTTGCAGTTGTGGATGGACAAGGTTCAATTTATGCGGATAGTCTAGCAGAATGTGAAACAGTTTATCTTGTATCATATCCAAATAATTTTGAGTGTTTAATTAAAAATTTATCAGTTAATAAAGAACATTCCCATTTTGAAGTGGATGAAAAATACGATAGAAAAATTATTCCTCACAAAAATTACGAATGTAATGTCAATCAAAAAGAAGGTGGTATAGTTAATGTTTATAATACTGCATCAGTTTTAATTTCTCAGGGAGTTCTTGAGAATGGAAAAACTATGGGATTGAGTTCTTATGGATCCAAAATAGACTATCCAAATTTTTTCAATAAAAACTCTCAACCAATTTGGGATTTATTCACGGATAAAAATTCTCACGAAAGGTTGTTTAATGATCATGAAGATAAAGTAACCAAAGAACTTACAGAAGAAAACCATAAATTCTATGCAGATTATGCTTATGAGGTTCAAATTCAAACTCAAGAAGCAGTTGGAAATTTAATTGAAAAGGCAATTCAAAAAAGTGGTTGTAATAATGTTTGTGTAGTCGGTGGTTATGGAATGAATATTGTTGCTAATTATTATTACACACAAAGATTTCCTAATGTGAATTTTTATTTTGAACCTAATGCAGACGATGGAGGTCTTCCTATTGGTGCTGCAATGTTGTATCATCACGCTCTCACAAAAGACAAAACAATTAGACCATTAAAAACTACGGCATTTCATGGTGTTCCTTATAGTGTTTCCCAATACAAAGGAAAAACCGCATCAATAGAGGAGATTGCGAATCTTCTGCAACAAGATAAATCAGTTGCAGTATATACTGGACTTGCTGAAGCGGGTCAAAGAGCACTAGGAAATAGATCAATTTTATTCAATGCACTCAATCCAGATGCAAAGAATATCGTGAACAAAATCAAGAAAAGAGAGTGGTATAGACCATTTGCTGCAATGGTTTTAGAAGAGGACGCAAATATCTATTTTGATATGGGGAGAATAAAATCAAGTCCTTTTATGACAATCTCTTTTCCTGTAAGAGAAGACTATGTTAATATTATTTCAGGAGTAACTCATGTAGATAATACTTGTAGAATACAAACAATTTCTAAGAAGAATGGATATACTTATGATCTTCTTCAGGAATTTAAAAAACTAACAGGTCATGGAATAATTTTAAATACAAGTTTTAATCTTGCTGGAGATCCATTAGTTGAAACTCCAGAAGATGCCTTTAAAACATTAAATCAGTCTTCTCTAGATTATTTGTGGTTTGAAGAAACCCAACAATTATTTCGATAAAATATGAACATTATTGATATACCAGTTTCTATTGGAGAATTATTAGATAAAATTATAATTCTTCAAATTAAAGCAGAAAAAACAGATAATCAATTTGTCCATAAAGAACTTAAAGATCTTATAAAAATTGCAAAGTTTAATAATGTTTATAATGAAGAATATATCAATCAACTAAAAGAAGTAAACTCTACACTATGGGTTGTTGAAGATGAATTGAGAGAATTAGAATCTCAACAAAGATTTGATGATCACTTCATTCAACTTGCAAGGTTGGTTTACACTACCAATGATAAAAGAGCATTTATTAAAAAAGAAATAAATAAAAAATATAACTCTACTTATCAAGAAGTAAAGTTATATTCCAATAAATAGTCTAACAATTGATTTCTAACAATGACAGTAGAAAGATTTATTCCAGAAGATCCATATAGTCCACCAAATATTCCTGTGGATGAAATGAACCTTGGTTCTTATGTATATCAAGGCAAATATCTTTATGCAATTCTACCACTTCCTTGGTATCCTGTAGATTCTGGTGACACTAAAGATAGATTTGATTTAAGAGTTCTTCCAGATACTGAACTTGCAGCACTTGGATGGACTCCAGCACCTGCACAACCAACTTTTGACTCAGAAACAGAAATCTGTCAGTGGGATGAAGAAGTTGGTAACTGGGCAGTATCTCCAATTCCAACTCCAGAAGAACCAGCAGAATGATTAAATGACTTTTGAAATTATAGATAATGTTCTCACTGAAGATGAACTAAAACCAATCAGGGAAATCATGTTTAATTCGGGATTTCCCTGGAATTTTACTCCAGTGGTATCATCATTAAATGATAGTGATGATACTATCATGGGATCTTATTATTTTACTCATACTTTTTATAATAAATTTTATGCTGATGAGTTTTGTCCTGTTTTTGCTCCAATCCTGAATAAAATTAATGTAAAAGCATTAATGAGAGTTAAAGGTAATTTGTATACCTCAACAGAAAAACTCATACATCATAATAACCATTGCGATTTCCAATTTGAACATCGTGGTGCTATCTTTTATTTGAATACTAATAATGGACTAACTGTTCTTGAAGATGGTACTGAAGTTCAATCAGTAGAAAACAGATTACTTTTATTTGAACCACACAAACCTCATCATAGCACTACATGCACTGACTCGCAGTGTAGAATGAATGTAAACTTTAATTTCTTTTAACAATGAATAAGAATGATATTGTCTCTCCAGTTTCTTATAATGTCAATGATTTTCCATTTTTGACTTATGAACAACTTGCAGTTCTAAGACTTGAAGTTGCGGAAAGACTTACGAGACAGATGAGTGATGAGGAAAGATTTAAGTACATCAGCGATCACATTTTTCATAGTTTGCCTTTGGAGCATATTGAGTTGCAAGGAACATTGATTAGAGCAGGTGCTGGTGAATTACTTGACCAAATACTGAAAGAAATACTTGGTGAGGACTATAAGATAACTGCAAAAAAGACCTCTGAAATACGAAGAGAAAATGGTGATCCTCCATTGTGAAGACACTTTAAAAACTGGCACACTGACCCACTAAATCGATTTTGGTGGGTTTTATAGTATGTGAGTACAGAACGAAACCAATGAGGTACTCCAATCTAGATCGACTGCTTTTTCTTGGATCCCTGGTGTGGATGATTCACTGGGTAACAAAAGTTACTGAAGCAGTTTTGAATGCATTATTCTGATGCTCACATTATATACTACTGGGTACAATTATAGCAAGAAACGTTGTACCAAAATCGTTGAATGGTTCATCACTAAAGAACTTCCACATCATAAACTTGAGATTACAGTTAATCATCGAGGAATGTTGCGCGAAGGAGTTTGGGGTTGGGTTGGTGTGACTGATTGTGATTATCGTCCACGTTCATTTGAAATTGAATTGCACAATCAAATGGATTCGGAGCACTATACAAGAACCCTTCTACATGAACTGTGGCACGTCTATCAGCACGTTATGGGGGATCTTAGGGATAAGTATGGAAAGAGGCACTGGAGGGGCATAGACCACTCTCTCACAGACTATTCTGAACAACCATGGGAAGTACAAGCATTTCAAATGGAACAAGTCCTCTATGAGGAATTCCTAAACCACTTGACAGACACCCAACAATCTCTGTAGACTACCTTTGTTGGGTTTGATGACCATCATCTAAACACTCTTAAAACCACAATGAAACTCAAGAAAAACCTTATCAACGTTCAACCAAAGAGTTCAAAGGCTAAGAACAGATTTGTGAACCAAATGGATAAACTTCATGCAATGGAGGTAGAACAGGAAACTGAGACTCAACTCTTTGTTGTTTCTATTAATCGTAAGTACTGTTTTTGGATGAATAAAGAAAACGATCCTCATTGGAGTATTATTAAATGATTGGATTGATTGCTGCACTTACTTGCGGTACGACCACGTACTATGGTTTGAACGATAATACTCATGGAAAAACTACTGCAAACGGTGAGCGGTTTGATGCTTATTCTTGGACTGCAGCTAGTCCTCATCTACCTATGGGTACACGCATACGGGTGACAAACCAAGATAACGGTAAACAAGTTATCGTTCGTGTGAATGATCGTGGTCCTTATTCTCATGCGGATCTAGATCTTTCTTATGCTGCTTTTGCTCATATAGAATCACCAAAAAAAGGAAATGCTGTCGTTTGTTGGAGGGTTGTTGGATGAAAAAACTGATTGTTCTTGCTGCACTTTTGTTTTCCTCTCCTGTCTTTGCACAAGAGGTTAAAACATATCGCCCATTTCGATATGAAACTGCATGTGGAATTGAAAAAGATGATCAATTCTATGATGATACTTGTGTGGTAATTGAAACACGAGAATCAAATGGTGCTCTACGCACTCGTAATATCTTTTCCAATCGCTTTGGATTGACAATCAAATCACGTTTTGATAAAGAAAAAGGTTTCGTTCAGTGGGACTCTCATAATAAATTTGAATATTCTTGGTCATATAAATCTGGAGGAATTGGATGGACTATGGTAATGCCCGGATTCCTAGTAGAAAATATTTCTTGGGACTAAATAACTCTGCCTGATTAAGGTTAACTGCAATTTATCTTTTCAGGTTAAAAGAGAGGGTGACCTCTCTTTTTTAATATAAATATCTTTGCAGTTAACCTTATAATTACGATGCCTAAAGGCATAATTTACTGTGCTCATTGTATTCCAACAGGAAAAAAATATATTGGAAAAACACTTAAGTGTTTAGAGAGAAGAAAGTCCTCACACAAAAGTGCTGCAAAGTATGAAAAAAGAAATTTAAAATTTTATAATGCTATAAAAAAATATGGATGGAATTCTTTTATATGGGGAGTAATTGAAGAATGTGATGTAGAATTACTAAATGAGCAAGAAGTATTTTGGATAGACAAATATAATACCTACTATAAAGGATACAATTCTACTTTAGGAGGTGACGCAACAAATCCAACTTGCTTTAAAAAATTTAAATTTAAATCTCCTAATGGGGAAATATTAGAAGGAGAAAATATTGCAGAATTCTGTAGAAACTATAATTTAAGTTCTTCATCAATGGGATGTGTTTTATCTGGAAAAAGAAAATCTCATAAGGGTTGGACATTACCCGAAACCAAAGTTTATGGATATGAATTAAGAACACTCAAAATTGAAAGAGAATTTACAATACAAAGTCCTGATGGTACGATTATAACTGGTAAAAATGTAACAAAATTTTGTAATCAATATAATTTAAACCCTGCTAGTATAATTAATGTTTTAAATGGAAAGTATAAATCATATAAAAAATGGAAACTTACAAAAACAAATTTAATAAGTCATAAATCTAGAATTGAAAAAATATCAAAAGAATTTGTTATTATGAGTCCCGATCAAACTATTATAAAAGAAAAAAATATTAAAGAATTTTCTAAAAAATATAATTTAATTCCTGGAGAAATATCAAGAGTTTTGTCTAAAAAAATAAAATCCCATAGAGGTTGGAAATTACCAACAATAGATACAAATCAAAACGTGAGCTGGGATTAGTCTATTAAATAGTAATCAAATACAAAAGTAAAAATGAACGAAGAATCTCAAATTGACAAGTGGAATCGTGGAGTGACTCTTTTTGAAGAAAGTGTGTTGAAACCTGATTCAGAACTTCGTAACTGTGCTCATAACCAACTTTGTTTTCACGAGTTGATGGCAGTTCGTGAACAAGTTCTGCAATATCTTAAGACTCTAAGACAATGAGTTCATATACATTTTGGTTTGCTATTTTTGCTTTGTTTACCTATTTCATAGTTACGGATAATAGTGTAGCGAGGGCATTTTATATGCTAACTCAACTGGCAAAAGTACAATATGAAAAAACAAAATGGTGGATACTGCATAATCCAGCAAATCCAATTGTAAAGTATTTGATATGGCGTAAGTCTATGAAACTTGCAGAAGAACTCATGAGGGAGTTTGAGGAAAAACAATGAAATATCTCATTCTCCTCTTACCTTTTATCACTCTTCCTGCAAGTGCAATTACTTGGAAAGAATTTTGGGAACCTTTTGAACCAAGAGTTTATTATAGAGAACCAGTTTGCACTGGAGTTGTGTATCGTGAGGAATATGTTCCAGGAGATAGGTGGAGACCTGGATATGTAAGATCTTGGAAAGAAAGAGTAAGAGTTCCTTGTTGGCCCAGATATTGAACTGTCACAAGACCCCTTGATTTCTGATTGAAGGGGTCTTATAGTATGTGCGTACAAATCAAGATCAATGACCTACAAAGCAAAACTCAAAGTTCAATTTGATACTGAATGGACTCCTACTTATGGTGGGTCTGGAATGTATGATGATGAAACTCTTCCTGAGGAGCATTATACTTTTGAGATTCCTTGTGAAGACATTAACACTATTCAACTGTTCCGTTTTTTTGGAACGATTGCCCGCACAATGGGACATAATGAAATTGGTATTATGAAAGGTGCTTGTTCGCTTGCATTTAATGATACGCGAAGTGAAGAGGATATGAAAAAGATTGCTTATGAGTTTGACCTTAAACTCTCTGAAGAGTATTCAAAAGAATTTGCTGAGATGCAGGATGAGATTTATGATCTGAAAGCAAAACTCTCACGTTTTGAGAATCCTGATAATCCTCAATATACTGATGAGGAAATGGATGCAATGACAGCAGAACAGTATAAGTATAAAGGATGGAATGGTCTTGTTCCTGGTTCTCCTGAAGCAGTTGAAAAAAATTGTAAGTGCCCTGTAATGGATAATGAAGATATGCCTGAGGATCGTAAATGGGTAAATGGTGATTGTCCTCTTCATGGTAAAGCAAAATGAAACTTCTTCAATATGGCGTGAGAAACGATTACGGCCGAGAATACTATATGACTCTTTGTACTGG